GACAAATTAAATCAAAAAACTTGACCTGATTTAAGGAAAGCCTTGATGCAGTCGGAAGGAGACTTCCAGTTAAGTGGGCGCATAGGGAAATTATTATATTTTCTGCTATTATCATATCTTCTCCTTATGCCTTTTTTAGACCATGATAAATTAATCTAATGTCCATTCTCTATAAGAAGTATCGCACGAATTTATACCTAAAACATCAACTGAGGAGCTTTTTCCGTTGCTATGGAAAATGAATAGCAATGATATTTCCTTTATTTTGGCTTCTATTTCTTTTTCTGTAAGACCTTTTGTATACATTACAATACAAATTGTTTCTTTTTTATTTGCTGGATGATAAAAAAAACATGTCATTTAATTCTGCTCTAATAAAGGCTGGATCATCTTTTGGAAGGTCTTTTACCATTATTTTGCCCTGGCTATATTCTTCCATGAATTACTCCTTATATTGCAAGTAAAAACTACTCTGATAAAATCTGATGTGTTGGACTCGGAATCAAATTCTTTAGCACCATAGAAGTATTGATACTGTGGCGTACTTTCAATTGAATTATTGATAATTGCGCGACGAATACTTTCTATATCTTCATTTAATGTATAAGAGTTCTTGTATTTGATAATCTCGATTTTTTTTACTTTACAGTTGACTGGTGAATGCAAAGAATAGATAAATACAACAAGAAAAGCACATAAAAGAAAAAAGAAAAGAGAAATGACAATTTTTTTAATGGTTTTTCTATTCATAATTATATCACCATGAATTCTTATTCATTGCATGGTCGGTTGTATGAATTATTCTGTAGGTTCTGCCTCGCGGTTCACCATTAAAATCGTATTCAATATCTTTCAATGGCTTAGCTAAATAATTGGAGGTATGTGATGAAACCCTTATTTCTGGTTCAGTACACCAGATAAAACAAGAATGTTCATACCCAGCTGCTGGGTTTTTATCATCTTTGAGTTGAAGTATATCGCCACGGTGAATTTTGTGTTTTCCACTCTTTTGAGCTTCTTCATCTGTAATCGTTGAGAGTTCAACAACATCTTTGTATGTTAAATTTCTACTGCAATTACATATTGGATCAACTATGCAACTTGGATACGAATCTGCAACTGTTTCAGTGCTAAAATAATCATCTATCCCATTGTGAAGAAAACTTAAATTCTTAGAGCCATCAACTAGTGTCCATGTAGTTGTCCATTCAAAAGTCTCTGTTCCAGCGAAATCAATTAACTTATAAAAATACCAATCTGTCCCTGTATTTTTTACATTTTTTGCCACAAGTGTAGTTAATGGCCAGGATTTGTATAGTAAGGGGGTTCCTTTCATTGGATATCCTCCATAATACAAAGCCTGAGATACGAAATTAGTGCAGTCAGAGTCAAGAGTTATGAACACGTTATTTGACTTCTTTATTCATCCTTCTGGTAAACCGTAATCATCGTGTTCGGCATCACAGTAGTTTAATACATAATCTCCGGCTTTTTTACATCATAGTAATAATTATTATTACTTGCTGCCAATGCGCTGTTCTCATAAAATGGTAATATATTTGCAATAGCAAAGCAAATTGTAGCAATTTTTTATATTTTTTTCATCTTAACACCTCCATATTTGCTCGCGTGAAGAATAAACTATTTTATTGTAGCATATTTGTATCAATTGTGTCAAGGCTAAAAATAAAATCGTATCTTCGAAAGAATAAATTCGTATCTTCGAAAACACATCGTTCCGCACCGTGGTGACCATTAACTGATGTGGAGCGACACCAACTGGCAGGCGCTTTGCAAGGCGTGTCACGACCGCAAGACCGGAAGCGAGGACAGCCGACCGGAATATTATTACTGACTATTTGCATTACAAGGTATTGACAACTGCTTTCTATTGTGCTATAATAACAGTGGGAGAATAAATGCTGCACCCGAAAGGAGTAGATCAATATGTTGACAAGCACAACTTTTAGAATGGATGAAGAGTTGAAGGCACAATTGCGTGAGCTGTTGGACAATCTTGGTCTGGATATGAGTACCTTCTTTGTCATGTCCGCAAAGCAGGCAGTACGGGAACAGGGTATCCCCTTTAAGGTAACAATGGATGTGCCGAATGCCGAGACAGTAAAAGCTATGAATGAGACGCAGAACAATATCGGATTAAGCAGGGGCTTCACTTCGGTGGCAGCACTGATGGAGGATCTCAATGCTGACGATTAAATATCAGACCGCTTTTAAGAAAGACTACAAGCGTATTCAGAAAAGAGGTTATGACCTTAGTCTGCTGGAGGACGTTATCACAAAGCTTGCTGAACAGAAACAGCTTGAACCCGCAAGGCAGGATCATGCGTTAAGTGGTAACTGGAAAGGCTTCCGTGAGTGTCACATCGCTCCCGACTGGCTTTTGATCTATCAGGTGAGAGAGAATGAACTTCTGCTGGTTTTAACCCGTACAGGCACACACGCTGAGTTATTTGGATTATAATAATATTACAAAAGCATCTGTTTTGCAGGTGCTTTTTTGTTGTCCTATGGGGCGGGATGGGGGCTGCCCGGTGGGGGTAGCCACTTCTCTGCGGTGAAGTCACTGAAAGACCGGCGCCCCCTCTCGTGCGCAAAAATGGCAATTCAAACACCCGATTAACCCCTCGAATATTTTTAGAGCCGAAATCCTCATGGTTTCGGCAATTTTTATAAGCAGATGCCCAGCGAGGAACGAGCGCTGGCAGTCGCTTATGCAGAGAATAGGCAGGTGATGATATGGCAAAGGACGGTACAAACCGTGGCGGACGCAGAGTCCGTGCAGGCGACAAGCCGAAGCCCCTCGTCGAGAAAATTGCCGCCGGAGAGGATGCCGACATCATCGAATTCACCCCGACCGTGCTGGAAGGTGCTGACCTTGATGATGCCGCTGATCTCGTCGGTGAGGAGATGCCCTCGCCGAGTGAGTACCTCTCGGCAAGGCAGAAGGACGGCAAGCCCCTCGGTGCGGATGAAATTTACAAGGAGACGTGGCTCTGGCTCAAGAACCGTGGCTGCGACAAGCTGGTCAACAAGCGTCTGCTCGAAAGCTACTCGCTGGCGTTCGCTCGTTTCATCCAGTGCGAGGAGGCGCTCTCGACCTACGGTCTGCTCGGCAAGCACCCGACGACCGGCGGCGTGGTGTCTTCTCCTTTCGCATCGCTCAGTCAGTCCTACCAGAAGCAGGCGAACGTCCTCTGGTACGAGATCTTCGACATCGTGAAGCAGAACTGTACGACGAGGTTTGACGGCTCTCCGCAGGACGACCTGATGGAACAGCTACTCCGCAGCAGGAAGTGAGGAAAGTATGAAAGCAAATATTGATGTGGGATTCTGGCGTGAGCTGAAAGCCAGCCGTCCCTTTCTCACCAAGCAGCAGTACCGCACCATCAAGGGACAGGCGGTCAAGGGCAAGGTGCTGGATGCCCGCAAGGGACTCCAGAAGGTTCTCATGAGGAGGAATGTGAAGTGAAAACAACGACAGACTTTCAGCTTGTCAGCACCGACAAGCTCATCCCTTATGTGAATAACGCCCGCACCCACTCGCCGGAGCAGATCAAGAAGCTCCGTTCCTCGCTGCGTGAGTTCGGTTTCGTGAACCCGGTCATCATCGACCGGGAGTACAATGTCATCGCAGGTCACGGTCGCCTGATGGCGGCGAAGGAGGAAGGCATCACGGAAGTGCCGTGTGTCTATGTTGACCATCTGACCGATGCACAGAAGAAAGCCTACATCCTTGCCGATAACCGCATGGCAATGGACGCAGGCTGGGACGAGGAACTGCTCGCCGTTGAGATGTCGGAATTGCAGGAGATGGGCTACGACCTCTCCATGACCGGCTTCGATGAAAAGGAGCTGGCTGACCTGTTCTCCGACGGTACGGACTCCGATGCGAAGGACGATGACTTCGACCTGACGGCGGCGCTGGAGAAGGCTTCCTTTGTGGAGCGTGGTGATGTGTGGACGGTCGGCAGGCATCGCCTCATGTGCGGTGATGCGACCAGCCCCGAAGATGTAAATACACTCATGGGCGATACGAAAGCGAACCTTATTCTGACCGATCCGCCCTACGGTGTATCCTTCAAGAGCGCCAGCGGGCTGACCATCCAGAACGACAGCATGAAGAACGAGGAGTTCTACAACTTCCTGCTCTCCGCTTTCAAGTGTATGGCAGACCACCTCGAAAAGGGCGGTGCGGCGTATGTGTTCCATGCAGACACCGAAGGGCTGAACTTCCGCAGGGCGTTCATCGATGCAGGATTCCACCTTGCAGGCTGCTGCATCTGGGTGAAGGACAGCCTTGTGCTGGGGCGCTCCGACTATCAGTGGCAGCACGAGCCGGTGCTGTACGGCTTTATGCAGAATGGCAAGCACAAGTGGTATTCCGACCGCAAGCAGACGACCATCTGGAATTTCGATAAGCCGAAGCGGAACGCAAACCACCCGACCAGCAAGCCCCTCGACCTGCTCGGCTATCCCATCGGCAACTCCACGCAGGAGAACGGCGTGGTCATCGACACCTTCGGCGGCAGCGGCTCGACGCTCATGGCGTGTGAGCAGATGAACCGCATCTGCTACATGATGGAGCTGGATGAAAAATACGCCTCCGTCATCCTCCGGCGCTTTGTCGAGGACACCGGGAACGCCGAGGGTGTATTCG